ATGATCGTTCGCGTCGGCGGTACGGATGTCGATGTGAGAATCGAGTGCGTGATGAGCGGGCCGCGCTTCGGCCCCCTGGCGAACGTCTTCGGCTGGGCACAGGCTCTCATGCCGCTCGGCATCCGCCCGACGCTCGGACAGGGTGCCCTGTGGGGCCAGGTGCTTCAGCGGTGTATGGAGCAATTCATCGGCGACGCCGAGTACATCCTCACGACCGATATGGATTCCTTCTGGGATAAAAAAACGGTCGAGGAGTTGGTCGCCCTCGCGATGGCTTTCCAGTGCGACGCTCTCGCCCCTCTCCAGGTGAAACGGGAGGACGGTCGCCCGATGTTCACGCTGCCTGGGCATCTCGACAATCCGCCCGAGGGTGGCGAGACGCAGCTGCCGATGTCGTGGTTTGCCGAGGCGGTGCAGGAGGTGGACAGTGCTCACTTCGGCTGCACGCTCATTTCGACCAAGGCACTGAAGCGAACGCCGAAGCCGTGGTTCGTGGACGTGCCGAACAAGCAGGGCGAGTACGGCGACGGTAGGACCGACGCCGACATTCACTTCTGGCGGCAGTTCCGCAAGGCTGGCAACCGCGTCTACGTCTCGCCTCGCGTGGCGATTGGTCACGGCGAGTGGGTTTCGGTCTGGCCAGGCAAGGATCTCCAGAAGCCCGTGTTTCAGTACGTGTCGGACTATCAGGCGAACGGTAAGCCCAAAACTGCATGGAGCGTGCCCCAATCGTGAAAATCAAACTAGTGAAGAATTACTCGACCTACACCACAGGTCGGGTTGTCGACTGCGAAGACGAGACGGCACAGCGGCTGATCCGCGACGGCATCGCCGTGCGAGATCCGCAGATGGACTTGATCGAGACGGCGACGGTCGAGCCCGAAGTCGAGCGGGCTGACGCGAGGCCGCGACGCGGCAGGAAACCGAATGCGATACCGCAGTCTCAGGACGTTGACACAGCCGGCGATTGAGCCGGTCACGCTCGCGGAAGCGAAGGCGCATATCCGAGTCGATACCGACTCCGACGATGCTCTGATCGCTGCCTACATCAAGGCGGCTCGCGAGTGGTGCGAGGCGTACTGCGACGAGACATTCGTTCACACTCAGTACCGGATGACGCTCGACTCGTTCCCGGTGGAGATTGAGTTGCCCCGCCCGCCAATGGCGACCAGCGGCACTGTGACGGCGGTCAGCATCACCTACACGCTTGAAAACCAGAGCACCGCGACACTCTCGACTACTGAGTACCGGGTTGATCGAGACAGCGTCCCGGGCGTCTTGCGAACGAACTACAACGGCTCTTGGCCGTCGCACTTGCTCGATTACAACGCAGTGACGGTGACGTGGCACGCCGGGCGTGACGGCACCGGCGCGAGCGTTCCGCAGCGAGTCAAGAACGCGATCCTGTGGCTCGTGGGCATGTGGTACGAGCGGCGTATGGCGGCTGACGCTATTGCTCTCTCAGAGATTCCATTCGGCGTGAAGTCGCTCCTCGACTCTGCGAAGTGGGGGGCGTACCTTTGAGCAACGTCTCAGGCTTGGTCAACGTCAGCCTCGGGTTTTCCGACTCGACGGCGCAGCCGACGAAGTCGGTTCTGAAAACGCTATCGCTCTTGGAGGAGTCTGAAGGGCTGACTGGAAAGATTGCGATTGTTTCCGGCACGGTAGGCACTGCCGAGGTAACGGTCACGCCCGCATATCGCAACACTTCGGGCGAAGTCGTGTCGTTTGCAGAGCGTGGCGGGCTTGGCGGCTACGGAGGAATTGACAGAGTAGCGATTTCGACCGCCAGCACGACCGGCATCTACATGACTGCGGGAGCGCAGAAGGTGGTCGTGAAAGGCGGAGTGTCGATAACGGACACGCCGAGCACGTCCGCCGCAGACAGTATTACGCTGCAATCGCTAGCTGGGACTGCCGACTATATCGCGATGATTTACGCCGATGATTTTTTTGTGTTCACGGCTCCGACGGCCCCGACCATCACGAACGCTGGGCAAGATCTCGGCGTTCAAGGCGGCTCGTTGGTGCTTTACTTTACGGCTCCATCATCAGACGGAGGCTCGCCGGTAACACAGTACCGAGTCTACGTGGATGGCGTGCTGCTTCCGACCCAAGATTTTTCGGTGGTTGACAGCATCGACTATTCGGCGACGGGGCCATATGAGCTTGCAGTAGTCGAGAACGGCGGATCGCTGGCTGGAACGGAAGTGCAAGTGTCAGCCGTCAACGCAATTGGCGAGAGCCCGCTCAGCACCGAGATTATTCCTACATGAGCGCGACTGGCTCTATCGACATCCGCGTTGAATTCAGCGACTCAACTGCTCGCCAGACAAAGGTGTTGTCAAAGCTATTGTCAATCGATGAGTTTTCTGAGTTTACGAGTGCAACCGTGGCGGTGACGAGCGGCACGGTTGGGACGGCATCGGCTTCGGTATCTATAGATCCAACTGACTACCGCAATGCCTCTGGAGAGATTGTTTCGTTTTCTACGGCCCCGACGCTTGTCGGCCTCAAAGCTGATGGTGCCGTGCCTGTGACGCTGACTGATACTGACCTGAGCGAGTTCAGGATTGCAGGCGGAACCAACACATACACCATATTGATCGTGCGGGAGTCTTGATGGCTATCAGTGCCTTAATCACCTTGAACGTCGAGGCTAACGAGGTAACGACCTCGCCGGGGCTGACTTTTCAGATTGCGACGGCTGATGCTTTCGATCCGGACCTGACCGAAGGAACGGGGCTTGAGCAGGTTGAGCTCGCCTACTCGCAGACGCAGACAGCGGCGAGCAACGCGACCGCTACCATCAGTGCCCTCTCGCTCTACGACGAGCGGGGCACGGTGGCATTCTCAGCCGTCAAGCTCATCTACCTGAAGAATCGCGGGCCGGGCACCGCGTATATCGGCGGCACGTTTCCGTTCGGCGACGGCGACGAGCTCGAATTATCGCCTGGTGCGATAACGCTCGCGTGCGACCCGTCCGCGACGGGCTTTCCCGTGGATACGACGGGCACCGCTTTCTCGACGTTCACGTTTCGCGCCGGTGCCGACTCGGCGACCTGTGCGGTTGACCTGATTCTTCTGGGCGAAGGCTCAGTCACCGAGGGCTGACCATGACAACGGTACGCGGCAAATACTCGATTGACGTTGCGTTCACCGACGCGACAACCGAGAGCAGCGTGAGTTCGCTGAAGAGCATCACGCTTCAGCAGGCAAGCGAGTACGCCGACGGCAAGGTCGTGCTGGTCAGCGGCACAGTCGGCACGGCTGCGGTCACGGTGGCGATGTCGCCCTCGACCTACAAGGACTCGACCGGCACAGTCGTGAGCCTCTCCACCCCCTCATGGTATGCCTTCCAGGCGTCCGCACTGGCTCGCTGTGACGAGATCGGCGGCGACGGGGTTGCCGCATCGGCTGACGGCTTTGTGACGTCTAGCGTCGCTACAGGCGGCACGGCTGGGTTCTCGATCTACACCGACGCGGGCACTGCGTCTTACACACTGGTGGTCTACGGTGATTGATCCTGGTCGGCTCCGAGAGCGTGTGACCGTCCAGCTTGCGACCGAGACTCGCAACCGCCTCGGAGAGACTACGCAGTCGTGGGGCACGTTCGCCGAGCGATGGGCGAGCGTCCAGGGATTGTCAAGCCGCGAGGTGCTCCTGACCGGGCAGCAACAAACCGAGATCACGCATCGGGTGCGGATGCGGTATCTGGACGGCATGACGAACTCGATGCGGATTCTGTGGCGTGGGCGAGTGCTGGAGATCACCTCGCTCCTCGAACACAACAACCGCAGCGAACACGAACTGCTCTGCACCGAGAGGCTCGACTGACATGGCAGTGATCGGCATCAAACTATCGGCTGAAATGGTGCAACTTGACCAGACGCTGGAGCGGCTGAGCGAGTCGTTCAAAAATCCGAAGAAAGCCAAGATCCTCGGCGAGGCTCTTGAAAAAGCGGTGCAGCCTGTGTTTCGCCGGCTGTTCGAGACGACGCCGACCGGGCCGACGGGGAATCTCCAGCTGGCTCGCGACTACAAGGTGGTGGAGTATCCACTGGACGGGAACGCCGTCGGCATTGTCGG